GTCATCGCGTCTCTGATCGAGACCTGCAAACTCAATGGGATTGAACCGCATGGCTATCTGGCTGGTGCCATGACAGCCATCGCCGCGGGACACAAACAGACCGATATCGACCAGCTGCTGCCCTGGAATTACGTCAGATCAGTGTGATCGGCGCACCGCTTACGCTCAAGCGTGGTGCATGACGCGTTTCTTGAACTCGCGGGGCCCGCACTGAAGATGGTCGTTTGTCACGGCATCGGCTACGACAAGGTGCAGGTGCCCGTGGCCACCGCCCGTGGCATTCTCGCGGCCAACACACCTGGCGGCCCGACCGAGGGCACCGCCGAACACGCGGTCGCGCTGATGCTCGCGGTGGCCAAGGGCGTGGCGCGGGCCGCCCAGGTTCTGTATCATACCGGCGACGTGGACGGCGCACAAAGCCGCGGTATCGAATTGAAGGGCCGGACGCCTGGGCTTGTGGGATCTGGGAGCACCGGCCGGCGCGTGGCCGAGATCTGTTCGCTTGGCTTTGGAATGACAGTAGTCTTCGACGACCCGTTCCTGCCCGACGATGCCGACCTTCCCGGCCGGATCGAGCGTGCGGAAATCGATCGGGGGCTGCTCGCCCGATCCGATGTCGTGTTACTACAGCTTGGCCTCAGCCCCGAGACCAACCGGCTGATCGGGGCAGCGCAACTCGCGCACTTACCCGAGGCCGGGATCCTCGTTGACACGAGCCACGACGAACTGGTCGACGCGACAGCCTCGCGGGCCGCGCTCGCGGCGGGCCGCCTGTTCTGAGCAGGCCCCGACGTCTCCGAGGTCGAAGTCTCGCCCCCCGACAAGCTGCTTTTCGTATCGAAAATTTGGTGAAGACCCTGCACATAGCCTCGGCAACAACCGAAGGGTGCTTTTTCTCCTAGAGCCTCGTCCTTGAAATCTGAATCGATGGGATTCCCCCACGGCGGATTTTGTGATTCACCATATTTGGAGGTGGATCATGGGCAGATCGCTATCACTGGACATTCGGGATCGGGTTGTCGCTTTGGTTGAAGAGGGTTTTTCGTGCCATTAGGCCGCGCGACGCTTGCGCATCTCAGCTGCGAGTGCGGTACGGATCATGCAACGTAAGCGGCGAACGGGTGGGGTGAAAGCCGCGCCTCAGGGCCGCCCGCGCCGGAGCAAGCTCGACAGGGTCTCGGACTGGCTCAAGTCGTCGCGTCGACGCCGAACCGGACATCACCATGCCTGAACTCGCGGAAGCGCTGAAACAGGAGCACGACCTCACCGCCACACCGGCGATGCTCTCGCGCCATTTGATCCACCGCCTTGGCTTCACATATAAAAAAATCGCTGATCCCAACGGAAAGGCGGCGCAAAAGGGTTCGCGCCGCGCGGTACGACTGGCAGCACCGCCGGATGCCGAGGATGCGTCTTGAGCCGCACCGGCTGGTCTTCATCGACGAAACAGCTGTCACGACCAAAATGACCCGCCTGCGGGGCCGGTCCGCCCGCGGCACCCGGCTGCAAGCAGACGCCCCTTTTGGCCACTGGCACACGCAGACCTTCATCGCTGGCTTGCGGATCGATGAACTCAGCGCGCCCTCGGTGCTGGATGGCCCCATGAACCGCGCCGCCTTCGATATCTACATCGAAACCCAGCTGGTGCCGACACTAAAGCCGGGCGATGTGGTGATCGCCGATAACCAATCATCGCACAAATCGGCCCGCGCGCAGGAGATCCTGAGGTCGCAAGGCAGCTGGCTGCTCTTCCTGCCGCCGTACTCGCCCGACCTCAACCCGATAGAAATGGCATACTCGAAACTCAAGGCGCACCTGCGACGGCTCAAGGCCCGTACATTCGACGCCTTGTTCCAATCGGTCGCCCAGACTTGCGACTTATTCCCACCAAACGAATGCAGGAACCTGTTCAAGACTACCGGATACGTTGCTGATTAAATGGACGATGCTTTAAAGCCTCCGACCTTTAACCTGAGACATATCCGGCAGCCTTGAAGTAGTTCCAACACTCTTCCGGTGAGAAAAGGTCACAGATTTCTGTGAGTGCGTGGAACATATCGGTGAAGGTTCGTGCGCCGATCCTGCGTAGGTGCACCTTGAGCTTCGAGAAGGCCATTTCTATGGGGTTCAGGTCGGGGCTGTATGGCGGCAAGCACAAGAACCAGCATCCAGCTTCACGCATCGCTTTGGCGACCGCGGCATTCTTGTGCGTGGCCAGATTGTCCAGGATGACGACGGTGCCCGGTTCCAGTTCCGGCACCAGAACCTGTTTGATGTAAACGGCAAAGGCTTCGCCATTCATCGGGCCTTTGATGACCCAAGGAGCGATCAACGCCCCGGTGCTCAAGCCCGCGATAAAGGTCTGCGTGCCCCACGATCAAAAGGGCGCATCCATCACCAGCCGCTCGCCACGCTGCGACCACCCAAGCTGGCGGGTCAGGTTGGTTTTGACGGAAGTTTCGTCAATGAAGACAACACGATCCGGTTGGGCCGAGACCGCTGGCAAACGGTGCTTGATCCATTGGTCGCGCTGTTTTCTTACCCTTGCGCGACGCCGTTCGGTCGCGACTAGCGTCTTTTTTGTACGTGAAGCCAAGCTTGCGCAGGAACCGGCTAATCGCATCAGGGTGCGCTTGAACGCCGGTCGCATCTGCCAGCGCACCGGCCAGTTCGGGCATGGTCATGTCGCCGTCCTGATCAATCAGCTCGATCAGAAAACAGCGATACGGATCAAGCTTTCCTTTGCCGCGAGGATGCCCCTGAGGCGCAGCCTTGGCCTGTCCCGTGCGCCGCATCGCAAGGCTCCAACGCGCCCCGGTGGCGGGCGAAAGCTTCAGGCGCAACGCCGCCGCGCGCCCGCTTAACCCTTCTCCAACCAACTTCTGAAATCGCGCCCGAAGCGCATTCGGTAAAGGTGCTGACATGATCCATCCTCCCAAACTGGGTGAATCACAGATCAGCGCTTATGGGAATCCATCACGATTCAGGTTTTGGGTCGGCCGCTTTAAATTGCCGCGGTTCGGCAAATACTGCAAATGATTGCGGGCGACCGGCCGGAATTTCGTCTGAACCCGTTAGCCTGGCCCAGCCGTGCTGGCGGGCCTGTCGTGGGGCAGGCTCGATGATCGGCGACGCGAAAGCGACGCTCCGCGAGAAGATAGTGAGGGGCGAGCGCGTCCTTGCGCTTCGAACCAAATTCAACTTCGAAACGGGCCGGCTGAAGGCCGCAGAGGTGCTGAACGACCATGACCTGATGTATGTCGATGGACAGCATTCACCGTTCACTGATTGGCAGCTTATGGTTTTCTGCACCATGGCCGCTAAGCTTGGCTAGCCTATCGAGATGCGCCTGCCCCAAACTTGGCTGGCCTATCTGGACGGGCGCTACCGCGATTTCGGGCTCGTCCGCGTACTCGTCCCTGACGTCATGCGGGAGGCCGAGGCAAGGGAGAAGATCGACGCCACCTTCTGTAGGCCCGAAGGTCGCTGCAATTTTGGCGGCTAAACACGGCACGGCATGTCGGTCGAACGTGCCGATGCGTTGGGTTATGCGCGCTGGCGAAACAGGAACGGCACCCTCGCCATCCAACTCGAGTCCGTCGAGGCCATCGTGAACACCCGTGACCTGCCACGAGATTTCTCCTCGATTTGGAACTAGAGTCCGACCCAACGAAGGGACGGACAATGAAGCGATCAAGATTTTCGGAAGAACAAATCATCGGCATTTTGACCGCGCATGAGGCTGGAGCGACCTGCGCCGATCTGTGTCGCAAGCACGACATGTCGGAAGGGACTTTCTACAACTGGAAAGCCAAGTTTGGCGACATGACAGTTTCCGATGCGATGCGGCTCAAGGCGCTGGAAGACGAAAACGCCCAGCTGAAGAAGCTGCTGGCTGAGCAGATGCTTGATGGCGAGTTCATTTCCACCATTGGTCCGAGGACAATGGACGAGCTCGATGAGGGAACTGCTTTTAAAAGGAATAGTGTTAAGGCCCGCCGTGAAGCGCGCGACCGTTGCGCATCTGTGGACCCGGATGGGCCTGTCGGAACGGCGGGCCTGCCAGATTGTTGGGGCGGATCGGAAGATGATCCGCCACCGGTCGATCAGACAGCAAGTGACCGAGCTGCGTCAGCGGTTGCGCGATCTGGCCAATGAACGCCGCAGGTTCGGCTATCGACGCTTGTTCATTCTGCTGCGCCGCGAGTGCGAGCCTTCGGGCATCAACCCCATCTATCGGCTCTACCGCGAGGAAGGGCTGACGGTGCGCAAACGCCACGCCAAGCGCAAGGCTATTGGCACGCGTGCCCCGATCCTGGTCGAGGCGCGGCCCAATGCCTGCTGGTCTCTGGATTTCGTCCACGACCAGCTCGCCTGCGGGCGACGGTTTCGCATCCTGAACGTCGTTGATGACGTGACCCGGGAATGTCTGGCGCTTGCCATTGTCCTCGGACCAATGGCGGACAATGGATCGCTCCCGGACACGTCGATCTCCGGACGCCGTGTCGCGCAGGAACTGGCCCGGGTGATGGAACGACGTGGCAAGCCCGGAATAATCGTCTCTGACATCGTCCTATGTCGGGAAAAGCTGGCCGCTTATGTTAGCAGGTCGAGGGGCATCTATAATCCCTGATGCCGTGTTAAAGTTGCCCAGACGGGCTCTGCCGTCAAGCAATGATTTCTTCCATAGTGAACACAGAGAACGCGCTTCGGCGGCCCTCACCGTCCTCAATACGAGATCCCAAATCCCAAGCAGAAGTCTCGGACATTATCTACGAGGTCGGTTGTCTGCCTCCAGGGCTCATGTCAGAGTGAGGTCCTTCCGCCTGGACTCACCCCCTCGAAGAAGGGGCGATAGGGATCGCCGTGATTGACCACGGCGTGTGCGGTGCGCGCCATCTTGGCCGCGATCGCGGTGTAGGCCTTGGAGCGCAGATGAACATTGTGTCGATCCTTGGAGATGTAGCGCTCGAACTTGTCGCGGAAGCTGTTTGTCCGCTTCAGCACCGCGGTCTGGCCGGCCATCCACAGTTTTCACCGGAGCTGAGCATTGCCGTACTTCGAGATGCGGCTCTGACCGTCGAACATGCCGGACTGGACAGTTCCGAGATCCAAGCCGTAAAACTTCAAGAACTGCCGATGATGCCGGAACCGACGTAGGTCGCCGGCCTCCGCGAGGATTGTCATCGCGGCTCATGGCCGAGATCATGTGTGGCGATGGGTACTTCTCCAGGAATGCCAGGAACCAACCCGTCCGCCAGCTTCGGTGGAATCGTTCAGCCTCGGGAGAATACGGCGGCAGGTAGTGGGTGAGAATGCGGAGCCACAGCTTGGTCTTGGACCGAGAGACGATCTCGTGCGCCTTTGACAACTCCTGGATGTCGACGGTCCCGACCACCATCGGATCATGAAAGAATTGCACGGCGCCGATCTCGAGCATGTGCAAAATGACCTGAGCGTCTTTCGGGTCATTCTTGTCCCAACTGTTGTGCAGGGCCTCCCGCCTGCGGGCCAGGCCGACCGAGGAGACCAACTTCAGGTCGAACCCGGTTCGACCGAGATGGTGCGCCAACGTCCGGTGTTAGTTGCCGGTCGCTTCGAACCCGATCCGTATTGGCAAATCGTAGCTGGCGGAGGTTGCGGACAGACGCTGGAAGTCGGCAAGCGTGTTCAGGATCGTCATTCGGCGACGGCGTTTTCTGCCAGGGACGCCGATCAGCACCTCATGGCGATTCTTGGAAATATCGATGGCGACTAGAGCGTGTTGCGTTTAATCGGCTTCATAGCAAGCGGCCTTGAAGAAATTGTAGTACTCCTCGTCAGAGAAAAGATCGAAGACATTCCCAACGGCGTGCCAGAGATCGACGTAGGTCCGGGCGGCGGCCTTTCGGATCAGGGCTTTGAGCTTGGCGAAGGCCATTTCTATTGGGTTGAGATCAGGACTGTAGGGAGGCAGGAAGATAAACCATGCGCCGACCGCACGCATGGCATCAGCGGCCTTGGGGCTTTTGGGGGAGGACAGGTTGTCGAGAATGATCACGTCGCCGGTTTGCAGGGTCGGGACGAGTTGGGTCTCGACATAGATCTCGAACAACTCGCGGTTCATGGCGCCGTCGATCACCCAAGGCGCATCCAGACGGTCATGGCGCAGCGCGGCGATGAAGGTCTGGGTATTCCAGTGGCCGAACGGCGCATGATCGATCAGGCGCGTGCCCCTGATGGACCATCCGGTGGTCTTGGCCATGTTCGTCTTGAGCGAGGTCTCGTCAATGAAACCGATGCGTGGCAACAGGTTAGCCATGAACGGCTGGCGTCGCGTGATCCAGACATGGCGCGCTTGGCGAACCTCAAGCCGTTTCTGCTCGACAGCTTGCAGGTCTTTTTTTGTGTGTCAGCCCAAGACCATGGAGCGTCCGCCAGACCGACACGCGATGGACCGTCACCTGGTGCTCATCGGCAATTTCCAGAACCAGGTCATCCAGCGTGAGGTCGGGCTTGGCCGTCATCCGCGCCGCGATCCAGTCCCGCAGACGGCTTAGCTTGCCATGCCCGCCACCGTTGCCCTGAACACGCGGCTCCAGTCCGCCAGTCTCGCGCTTCAAGATCACCATGTGATTGACGAACTTCACCGAAACCCGGAACCGCGCAGCGGCGGAACGGTGAGAATGCCCTTCCTCCACAAACGCGACAACGCGCTCTCGAAGCGCCATAGGATGTGGCTTTCCCATCTCAAACCCCCATATCTGCCGTGCGGACAGGGAATCACAGATCAAGCTTCGTGGAAATCCTGAATCGGAAAGGGCGCAACACGCTCTAGCAAGGTCGAAGCGGTAATATCGTGGCGGTCATAGCCGATCTCCTCAGCAGTGTGGGTATGCAAAACCACTATTGAGACCTGAGACCGGTTATGGCCACACGCTGCGCTACTTGGGGGCTGCGCGCGTGGCCATAACCGCAAAACAGCACTGCTTCCCGACGTGCTACGGCACCGAACTGACCAGTAACGCGATCTTAACCTTTGCCGCCGAGCGCAGCATCGAATGGCATTACATCGCCCCCAGCAATCCGATGCAAAACGGGTTCGTCGAAAGTTTCAATGGACGCATGCGCGACGAGCTTCTGAACGAGACCGTGTTTCGTGACATGGCTCATGCCCGTTCCGCAATCTGGGCCTTGGCTGCAGACTACAACGAGGAGAGGCCTCATTCGGCCCTCGGTTACCAAACGCCCCGAGCGTTTGCCGAAGACCTGATCACCGCAACCGAAAGCAGCGCTGCACTACCTGAAAACTCCGCGCATCTGTCGGTTGCTCCACCCGCGCCAATCGGCGTATCAACCCAAAGGGCTCCGGTCCCGGCTGGATGAAAGTTCAGTGGCAGGTCACCCGCCAGATGGCCATGCCTGGGGCGAGCTTTGTCTCTTTCGGACCCACCGATCTGAGACTAGCCTTGAAGCACGCCCCGAATTTCCCTTCCGCGTGGTCGAAGATAGCATTGCCCAGATCGACCGGCAGCTCGCAAGGACAGGGATTCCGCTGGGTATTGCTGCGACCCTCGACCCCGAAGTCCGCGAATGCTATGCCGCGCTGGAGCGACTGTCTTCATGGAAGCGCCGTTGGTCTGAATGGGGGCCCGGCGACACCGAGCCGCCAGGCCAAGCCGGCTCAAGGGATCCCGTGCCCCTTCGCCGCGGTCCAGAGTGCATACCAGTCCTGACGGTCAAGCTTGATCCCCGCAGCCGCCGCCGCATCGCGGATGCGGCCGTCGCGATTGGTGCCAATCACAGGGACAGGACCGCTCGGATGGGCCATGACCCAGGCGAAGGCCAATTGATCGAGCGTTGCTCCGCCATATTTCTCAGACAGGACGGCGGCCTCAGCCTGAAGGCGCTGACTCATCGGATCGTCCGGGGAAAACAGCTGTCCCCCGCCCAGCGGGCTCCAGGCATAGGGCTTTAGACTCAGCCTCTGGCATTGGTCGAACGTCCCGTCAAAGATCGGGTCCATGTGTAGGAGGCTGAATTCGACCTGGTTCGTCACCAGCCGCCCGTCCATTCGGTCGTTGAGCGCCTCGAACTGGCTTGCCGAGTAGTTCGAGACACCGACGCTTTTCGCCTTGCCCGAGGCAAGGATCCCGTCCAGCCCCGAAGCAGTGTCGTCGATCGAGGTCAACCAGTCCGGGCGGTGAACCAGGAACAGGTCGAGGCTGTCTAGACCCATGTGCCGCAACGAGGCGTCGACGCTGGCTGCGATCCGGTCGGCGCCCGCGTCATACATGGCCACTCGCCGTTCGGGTTGGGCGGCGTTGGGGATGTAGATGCCGGCCTTTGTGATGATCTCTAGCTTGTCCATCAACCCCGGCGACAGCCCCAGCGCCTCTCCCAGAAGTGCCTCGACCCGGTAGCCGCCATAGATCTCGGCGGCATCGATCGTGGTTAAGCCAAGTTCGAGGCAAAGGTTGAGCCGCCGGTTGATCTCTTGCGCCGAGGCGCCGTCGCTCATCAGGCGCCAGGTTCCATAGGCGATGCTGGAAAGCTCGGGACCGTTCGGGGATATCTGTGTTCTGGCAATCATATTGCTCTCCTCTCCTGTTCGCCCGCGATTCGGCGCAGTCGCGTACCACACTACCCAAGGTGGTTGTATGTTAGTATACCAAGCTACGAGAATGTCTAGATTGAAATTGCCCGGCGGTTTAGGCTTTCGTGGTCTCATTTTCAATTATATTGGATCGACGTCACGACAGTCATAGCTCAGTGCTCGGACACGGTTGATCATCGTCCGCAATGTCACGACATTCTGGCGGTCTTGAACGAAGCCCGGAGGGACTGGTCTTCCCCCAGTGAAGTGGTCCTCCGATATGTTTAGGAAAACGGAGGAAACACAGCAGGATGGCACAATCGATCTGATAGGTTTGGGCGCGGTCTTGGTGATGAAGCCCGCGAACATCGCCGCGGTCTTTTTGCGGTCGAGTTCGGCATCGTCATATTGGTCCAGCAGAAAAAGCCGCACCATGGCGGGTGCCACATGCGGCAGCCCCCGGATTTGTCCCGCATCGATGGGCCGGTAGATGTGCAATACCTCCTCGGCGGGCACACGGACGGTATCAGGCACGGCCACCCGCTGATCCGTGCTGTCACCCGGATGGCGCCTGCGGAAGTGGTAGGCCACCCGCCGTCCGATCAGGTCAAACTCGATCCCACAGCGGATGTGATTGCCGTTCGGATCCGTCTCGGTTTTTTCAAAGGGCAGCATCTCAGACTGGAGAAGCTGCAATTGCAACGGCACTAAAAGCCCGTCTTCCGCTCGTCTGGGTCGAAGGCGCACGAAACACTCGCCCGCGACAAACATCTCGCGGGCGACCATCGCCTGCAGGCCGTAGAAGTCTGTCAGCCCGTCGGCATCCGCCTCATCCGTCCAGGCGAGCCACAGCTTCTGAACCCGATCGCGCAGCGCGGCATCCTCAATAAGCGAAGATGGTTTAATCCCGTCGCCGACGAGGTTCGCCGCAAAAGCCTCGCAGGCGTTCGCCGCATAGCCATTGGTCACCACCAACTCACGCGAGCGAGCCAAGAGGCGCGGGCCGCCCGAGGCAACCAGCGCGTTGATGTTTTCCAGAGGCGGGTTCCAGCCCCGGAGCCGCCGCTTGGCCATCGCCCCTTCGAGACGCGCGCGCATGGCTTCAGGGCCGCCAGTGGCCCGGCGGCGGAACAGGTCGAAGAGTCCCATACGTTCAGAGCCCCTTGGCCGTTGTCACGCGTACATGGCGCACCATGCGCCGCCCATCGGCCGTGGCGATTTCGCGGTCTAGAGCTTCGATCGCGCGGTCGATCTCGGCGACAGAGCGATAGTCGACCGTCTTGCCGTCGTAGCTGATCCGGGCCACGCCAGAGGCGCGCTGCGAAGTCAGGGCCTCCCGGCGGAGTTTCAGTGTCGCCAGATCCGCCATGTTGTCCGTCACCCCATATATGTTGAGCGCGCCACGCGGCGCACCTGTGCCTTGCGGATCTGTTGTGTGCCCCGAGTTGGAACCGTGCCCTTGGCATCAGCGGCGGCGAACTGCGCCGCCAATTCCTCCCACCGCGCATCCGACCAGCGGTCTGCGCCGAGGATCCAAGCAGCAGCACGGGCATAAACCCGGCAGTCGAGCGCCTCGTTGCGTTCCCGCAGCTTCTGCCATTCGAGCTTGGCAAAGCCGCGCTTGTTCTTGACGGTGACCAGCTGCTCCGCCGTCAGCTGTTTTAGCCATTCCGCATCGACCCAGCCCGGCAGATGAAGAAAGCCAGGAGGAAACCGCGCCTCCTCCGTCGGAGCTGTGATCTCCGGCGGATCGAGGCGCAGGAAACGATAGGTCTCGGCCTTGAATGTCGATGTTGCCACTGTCCAAAGCCGTGCGCCCCGGCGAAGGCGTTTGCCGCCGATGGTGGCGTCGACATAGGTCGGCCCCGTCACAGGGCTTGCACGATTGAAGCCCTCAAGACCCTTAACCGGCGCGACCTGTCCAAAGCCCACCTGGCGCGCCCAGGCGTAGACAGCGGCCGTTTCATAGCCCGTATCAATCGCCAGCCGCGCGATGGTCATCGGCGTACCGCTGGCGTGAGCCCACGTCCGGCCAAGGAGGTCGGTCAGTTTCTGCCAGCAGGCAGGATCGCCCGGGCCGCCGTCGATCACAACATGATCAATCAGCCAGCTTTGCAGCCCCCTGCCCCAGGCCCAGACATCAACCTCAATCCGGTCCTTTTGCACATCGGCGCCTGCGGTCAGAAACAACCCGCCCGCCGGCACCGTGCCCGCGCGCCACTCTTCCTTCAGCCCCTGCAGCCGCTGCCAGTCGGGGGCCTCCCCGCTTTCCATCCAGGTCTCACCAAGCGAGGTATTGACGAAAGTTTTCATCGTCTCGTCCCCACCGGCGCGCGCCGACAGAAACGCCTTGGCCATGGCCTCAAGCCGCACCCACGGCGAATAGATTTCGTTCAGATGGAAGCCCGCGGTCCCGTTGAAGGGTGCCTCCGCTCTCCAGCGGCCTTTAGCGATGGCTGACCAACGGACCTCATCGTTCCAGAGCCCGTCGCACTCTGCGCAATGATAGCGCGCGGTTTCCGGGCGATGGCCGCCAGCTTCATCCTTGTCCCATTTGACCTGTCCCCAAGTCAGGATTTGCTCATGGCCACAGTTCGGGCACGGGACCCAGAACCTGCGCTGATCGCTTTCCTCAAACGCCGCCTCGATCCGGCTGGCACCTTTATTGGTCGGGGTTGAGACCAGCACGATCTTGCGGTTCCAGAACGTCACCGTCCGCTTCTTCGCGAGGTTGACCGGGTCGCCCTCAGCCCCCGCGCTGAACGGATAGCGGTCCACCTCGTCGCAGAGGAGCAGCCGGATCGGACGGCTCGCCAGCCCCGAGGGCGCATTAGCGCCCACAATCGTCAGATGACCGCCCGGGAACCGTTTGTGCAGGATCTTGTTGTTGCCATCACGGGACTTTGGATTGGCGATCTTGTCCTGCAAACACGGCGTATCGCGCGCCATGGGCGAGAAGCGGTCCTTTGACCAGGTTTCCGCATCGCGCTCGGTGGGCATGACCACCATGATCGGCGCCGGGTCTTGGTCGATATGGTAGCCGACGCAATTATTCACCATTTCCGTCTTACCCACCTGTGAACTGGACATGATCACAACGGCTTCGGTGCCGGCATCCGAGACCGCCTCCATGATCCCACGCTGGTATTCCGCGCGGCTCGTGCGCCACTGACCCGGCTCGGCGCTGGCCTCAGCGCTCAGCCGCCGGTTCTGGTCCGCCCAATCGCTGATCGTCAGGTCCGGCGGGGGTTTCAGTCCCGCGAGGGCTTTCACTACCGTCCGTTTCAGGATCGGAGAGCCCGTCAATTTCAGGGTTGGTTTCGAATTCAATGTCTGGCTCTGCGAGATCATCGAGCACCTCGCGGATAGCGGCGCGGATCAAGTTCCGGCTGTCTCCGACTGTTGATTGTTCAAAGGCTTGGGGTGCCAGCCGGTCCGGCAAAGCCAGCAGTCGGGTTCTCAGAAGCGCGAGGACCGCAATCCACGCCGCCTCGATCTGGTCGGCTGCGATCAACGCATGGCGCTTTTCCTCGGCTTCCATCTCGGCAAGGTCGGCCCGCGCCCGGATGAAGCGCGCACGTTCAGCGGCATAGTCTGGTGCTCCCGCCTGCGCCTTCAGCGCCTGGTCGCGCAGATAGCGGACATAGCCGCGCACCGAGCCGATGAGGTCGTACTGCCCGCGCTCAGCCTTCGGGATCACACCCTCCCGGCTCAGCTGCTGGACCCGCCGTTCCGACAGATCCAGAAGCCTTGCGATGACACCGATGGGTTGGGACGCTGTCGACATAATCAGGCCTCAAGAATGCGATTAACTGTTTGGAATTACGTCGAATTCACTGGATAACTGTGCCCCCCTGAGCGAAGCTGATCCGGAAGACGACGCTCGGAGAAATCAATATGGAAACCACCAGCATTCGCCTCCCCATTCGAAACCTGCCCGAGCAATTTGACAGTAGCCGCATCGCCGTCGTGCTCGATGAAATCGAGATGGCTTTGATGGATGATGGCGGCGTTTACGCCAGAACCTTTGCCGACAGCTTCACCATCACGGTCGAGGTCTCGACCCATCAGCTGGGCGATACGGCCAGCTGCTTGAAAGGCCTTGGATTGATCTAGCTGTGCTGCTCCTCAACCGGGATAACCGCGAACAAGTGCCACCGCAGTTGTGTTCAAGGTTTTTCGATTGTTACAGCCTATGATACGGATTGCCGGAATACTCTTGAGAACAGGTGACATCCCAGTGCCTCTCTTTGTCTACAGATCGGTTTTTGGCGCGCTGATTTCCGCTTTTTTCGCATCCGCGGCCTTTTCGGACGTGCCCATCATTCCACGGGGCGAGAGTTTTACCTGCACGCCGACACATGTCTGGGATGCAGACGGCCCCGTTTGGTGCAGTGAAGGACCACGGTTACGATTGGCAGGGATTGCAGCGCGCGAACTGGATGGTAGCTGCTCTGCTGGCCATCCTTGCCCTAGCGCGAGCGGGATTGATGCTCGCGAAGCGTTGGCAGAGCTTTTGGGTACTCAAACAGGCGTCAGCCGCCATGGACATATCCTAATCAATGGCCCCACGTTGCGCTGTCGTTCAGACGGCTCCGCTGGTGGGAACCGGACAGCGGCATGGTGCGTATCACCGCGTCATGGAGACATAAATTGCGCGATGGTGAGAGGCGCGTGGGCCTTGCGGTGGGATCGATATTGGCGCGACCATAGCTGCTAGGGTCAAGCAGATCAAAAAAGAGACGAAGGCAGTCAGGCCTGGATCAAGGCAAACAACCGACGCAGCAGGTAACTTCGGACGAGCGAGACGGCAACGAAGGCAACGCCGATCGCCATATGTTCACCGAGCGCGGCCTCGAGGCCGAACCACGGGAACACGATGATCTGCGTGACCACCGCGAGGCCGTAGCCGACCGCGACATTCGTCACCGCTTCAACCAGCGACATCAGGCGGGATTGTTTCATGCTGCCTCGCGCTCGGATTTAAGGGCATCGAACGTCTGCTCGCCACCGTCAAGAATGGCCTGCTCGCCCGTAAATCTCTGCCAGCGCGCAACCGCCACATCGACGTAGGCCGGGTTCAGCTCGATCCCGTAGCACACCCGCCCCGTCGTCTCAGCAGCGATAAGCGTGGTGCCCGATCCCATAAAGGGCTCATAGACCGCCTGACCCGGGCTTGAGTTGTTCAGGATAGGGCGCCTCATGCATTCCACCGGCTTCTGCGTCCCGTGCACGGTTTTCTCGTCCTGATCCTTGTTGGCAATCTGCCAGAGCGTCGTTTGCTTGCGGTCCCCCGCCCAGTGCCCCTTGCCGGACTTGCGCACGGCATACCAAGCAGGTTCGTGCTGCCAGTGATAATCGCCCCGGCTCAGAACCAGCCGATCCTTCGCCCAGATGATCTGGGAGCGGATGGTGAAGCCCGCGACCTCGAGACTTTCGGCCACTGTCGCCGCGTGCAGGGCGCCGTGCCAGACATAGGCGACATCGCCGGGAAACAGCGCCCAAGCCTCGCGCCAGTCGGCGCGGTCGTCATTCAACACCTTGCCGGTGCGCTTGGTTTTGGCTGCTCCTGCCTGGTTGCGCCAGCCGGGGTCATATTCCACACCGTACGGTGGATCGCTTATGAGCAATAGCGGCTTTACGCCGTTCAGCACTCTCGCGACATCCGTGGCAACCGTGCTGTCGCCACAGAGCAGCCGATGGTTGCCGAGGATCCAGAGATCGCCCGGACGGCTGATCGGCTCCTCGGGCGTTTCCGGTACATCGTCCTCACCCTCCTGCGGACCGGTGCCCACCTCGAGGCTCGACATCAACGCGTCCAGCTCATCGTCTGTGAAGCCGGTCAGGCCAAGGTCAAAATCCGCCTCCAACAGGTCGGCCAGTTCGAGGTTCAGCAGGTCCTTGTCCCACTCCGCATTCTCGCTCGAGCGGTTATCCATGATCCGGAAGGCCCGCGCCTGATTTTCTGTCAGCCCCTTGGCAACATGCACGGGCGCGGTCTTGAAACCGAGCTTGCGGGCT